CGGTCGCAGTGTCAAGCTGCATCAGAACGGGTCGTTGCCCTCGTTACGGGAAGTCGCCGTGGATCGACGCAAAGTGACTTTGGAGGATAAAGGCATGCCTAAAACTTCTTCAGCTGCCACTGTGGTAGCAAAGGAAAAAGTCACGCTTCTAAGGCGTTTGAAGGTATACGGACTGTCAGCGGCTGAAGCCGACGGAATCCTCCGGGATATCCAGAAGTGGGAGCTCAACACAGGACGCGAAGAGACTGTGAAGAGGCTAAAAACCTTGAAACAGTACCGGTTGAATACCTACCTTGGCCGGCGCGATTCTAGTTATGTCGCAAGACATAAGGACGGGTCACCTAAAGGGCACTTCCGTGTCCTATGGCGCCTCACCGGGCGTAGGTCATTCTTGAATGTGTGGAACTGTCTCATGGTGTATTCGGCTTACGTTGAGACGAAGATTACTGCGAGGCAGTGGGCTAAGTTCGAGCGTGGAGTCACTCGGGATCCTGTGGATCCTAGGGGTAGCGCGAGGGCGAAAACCTACATTGACAGGGGGTTGGAGAGCTGGAGAAAGGCTGGGGTAACGATCCCAACGCCTCCGCCCGTAAGGGGGGGGAACCTAGCGTCATACCCCGTGAGCGAAGCTAAGACCTTTCCGGTTAGTCAATACCGGAGCAAGCCTCAACCCGATGGCCTGTATGATTCGGCGAACTGGTTCATCGTTCACGATGACGGTACGTTCGTACTCGACCATGCTGATATCTTCTCCGCAACGTTTTGGGAGTCGATTCCAGATGGAGATTACGAGACCTACGTTAGGCAACTAATTGAATGGTCTGAAGAGGCTAGCGATTACGACGATGACATAGTCACGGTCGCTGGAAGGCTGGCACTCGTTCAGGAGGCCGGTTGCAAAGGGAGGTTTATCGCAAACCCCAGCAGTGCCCTTCAGGCAGCTGCGTTACCTTTGTACAAATGGTCGAACCTGTTGGTAAGGCGTCTCCCTGGCAACTATTCGTTAGACCAGGAGGAGGGCCTACGTCAGGCCCAACGGCTCTTACGGTCCCATGGTATCGCATTTTCAATTGACCTTGAAGGTGCAACTGACAACTTTCCACGAGACCTGGTGTTGTACACCATGCAACAGCTAGGTGTTGATGAGTCGTGGTGCACGTTCTACAAGGACGTGTGCGAGCTTCAGTGGTTCCTACCAAAGGAATTTGGTAGTGTAACAGACCGCCGCACAATCGGTTGGACCGAAGGACAACCCCTCGGATGGATTCCTGTGTTCAACCTTGCACTGTGCATTTCATTAGGCGCCCTTGTCGAGGGCGTCTGTTCGCATGCAACTTCCGATGCGGACTACAAGGCGGGAAACACGAGTGTCCGGTGTGGCGATGACCTCGTCATATTCGATCAAGAGTCAGGCCTCCTGGCTATGGACCTCCTTCGTGACATTGGTGTCCCAGTCAGCGCTTCGAAAACGCTGGTCTCGGACACGGCTTGCGAGTTCTGTTCCAAGTTGATTACCATTAGTGACGGGATTATACCCGCTTATAAGTGGAAACCCGTTACGGATGAGAACTTCGTGGACTTTGTTCAGCGGATCGGACGGCGAGGCATTTCCTTGCTAACGCGACAACAACGTGTTGCCCTTCGCTGGCTAGCACCTGTGCCTGAGCCGTGGGGCTTAGGATGGAATAGGAGCGGCGTCCCAGCCGTAGACCGTTTCAACAGCTTTGTTGGTCAGCCTACTGACGCATTGACTAAGGGTGGACAGCTGATAACTGCTGGTCTAACCAAACTCGCCTGCGTTATGCGTGGTGAGTCGGCTTTAGCGTCGACGCAATATTCATTCATCGACGACACCTCCGACCAGGAGGTGCTAAATCTCATTACCAGAACCTTCGGTCATGGACGCGATGTCCAGATCTATGGCCCATGGCTCGCCGGTATAGTCCAACAAGTTCAGGACTTGTGCCGAGCTTTTGAGAAAATTGATCGTGTAGAAAACAGCGATGGTGTCCGAAACGATGCCGTTGTCAAGATCTATACAGAAATCGCCGGACGGATGATGTCTTTGTTACCACCTTTCATAGTTGACGACCTTAAACCGGCCGTTGACGAGTACGGGATCGCGATAGCTCTTTGGAATTGGTACGAAAGTACCTACCGTGTGTTCTCTGAACCCACGGGGAACCCATACAAGGAGAAGTTAACGAAACTCTCACTCGTGGACCTTCGGGTTCGCGAGCTTATCGGCGCCTCTCGGAGGCGTTAAAGAGCGGATAGCTAGTGAGGAGGCTTCGCAACCTCCCCGCTCT